TTTTACATCAAACTTAGGTCGTATATATTCAAGAAACAAATTTAATGCAGGTCAGGGATTAGACACAGCACATAGAACAGATGGTAAACCAGATGATGTTAATAGATTTTGGGATAGTAAAGGTATAGATGTATTTCATGGAGATGATGAAACTTCTTATCATATACACTTATTACATCAAACTGCAGATGTAAATGTTAGAGGTGGAAGTTTACAGTTTGCTGGTACTAATAACTACATGACACAAACTACAGATGGGAAAATATGGGTAACTGACAATACAAGTGTTTATTACTCTACAGATGCAACTACATGGACTGAAGTAGCTTCTGGTACAAACAATGCAACGCATAATTTTACTGGTATAGCTGCATTTGGTAACAAATTATTTCTTACAACAGCTAATGGAATAGCAGGTTCTCAGTTAATTGAGTTTGATGGTACAAGTACTTGGAGTGTAAGAACTACTGCACAGTCTAGTTCTGGTGGATTAACTGGTGTATGGTTTGTAAAAAATAGATTATGGATTACAGGTAATGATGGTACAGCAGAATACATATGGGAAGCTAGTCCGTTTAACAAATCATGGTCTGGTTCTGATTTGCAAGATGCAGATAGCATAGTAGAAGTAGAACCTACACATGAGTTTACAGGTATTATTGATGGTGGTGCAGCAGTATTAGCTGCTAGTACAGACGGTACAGTGTATTCTTTTAAACTTAGTAGTGGTTCTTTTGTAAACCAAGGACAAACAAAAATACCTTTTGAAGAAGTACACTCTATAGAAGCTACTGAAGGTATAGTATTTTTAGGTACTAAAGAAAGTACAACTGATACAGGTAGATTATATAGAACAGAACTTGTAGCAGCTGATGACTTGTACGTACTAGCTAATAGACAGTTAGTAAAAGAATGGGTTGTAACAGGTGTAGATACAACACCTCACGCTATGTTTGTTAGTCGTGATAGTGTGTATATGGGTGTTAAAGAAGCAACTAACGAAGTAAATTTGTGGCGATATTACCTACCAACAGGTGGTTTGGCTAGAGATTTACAAACAACAGGCAATGGTTTAGTGTATGCTATAACACAAAACGCAGGTAAATTTGTAGTATCTGTGTCAGGAAGTGATGTATATAAAGAACAATCTACATATGAATCAGAAGGTTATTTAGTATTATCAGCAGCAGATTTCTTTACAGCAGAACAAAAACAATTTGTTGGTGCAGAGTTATCTACTATTAATATGCCTACTAATACAGAAGTAGAATTGTTATATTCAACTAAGTTTGAAGATTTAGATACTCCTGAGTCTGCTTCTTTTACATCTGCATTAACTCAGTTAGGTGGTACTGGTGACACAGAAAAACAAATATCAGAAGTTGCCAGATATATTATAGGTAAAGTTGTTTTAAAATCTACAGATAACGTAGACACACCAAAGGTTAAATCTGTACAGTTTCGTGCATTAGCTAGACCTGAACTTGTAGTAGCACAAATACCTATAAACATTAGTGATAGAGTAGAAAGACCAGGTAGAAAACCTATTAGAGTAAAAGGTCTTGGTGATGAACTATATGCAGCACTTCGTGATAAAGAAGGAGATTCTGTAACATTACAAATATTTCAACCACAAGAAATTATTCGTGGTGTAATTGAGCAAATAAGTTATCCAATACAATCTAATGAGGTAGTTGGAAGTGACACACATTATGCTATCATTACAGTGCGTGGAACTAGACAAACAGTACTAGAGGATGTAACATCTGTACACGTAACAGGTATTTCAGCTTTTGGTATAATGAGATTTGGAGCATAGATGGCAGACAGAGAAACACAGATAGTAAACTTTTATGAAAGTACTTTAGCTAGTCTCTTAGCAAGTGGAGCTACATCTACTACTCTTACTACAGCACCTACTACAAATGGTTCAACAGCTATTAATGCGTCTGGTTCTAGTTATTATTACTTAGTAATAGACCCAGATAACTCTGCAACACGAGAAGTTGTATTAGTTACAGCATCATCAGGTACAACTATTTCTGCTATGACACGTGACTTAGAAGGTAGACATACGTCAGACCCAGACCATCAAGCAGGCACTACAGTTAGAATGGCTGTATTAGCTGAACATTTTGCTGATATGAATGACAGATTAGATGCAGGTATGACCGCAACATCAACAGCTACACTAACTAATAAAACTTTTGATGTTGAAGCAACAGGTAACTCTATATCTAACATAGATGTAGCTGACTTAAAGTCAGGCGTACTAGATACAGACATTAGTTCTGTAAGTGGTAGTGATGATACATTAGCTTCAGCTAAAGCAACTAAAACTTATACCGATACTAAATTATCTTTAGCAGGTGGCACAATGACAGGTGCTATAAATGCAGGTGACCAAGAAATATCAGCAGCAGTACTTAAAGACTATTCAGAAACAGATGTAGCTTTATCATCATCATCAGGCGTTGTTGCAATAAACTTAGCTAGTGGTAACACAGGTTCATTAACTCTTACCGAGAATGTAACTGATATAGACTTTACTAATGTACCTACAAATGGTGTATCTTCATTTACGGTTAAAATAACACAAGACGCTTCATCTTCATATACAGTTGCAATTAATGCTGTTACTGTAAATGCAGGTGGAAATGTTACTGCAAAAACAGCAGGTGCAGGTGGGTTTACAATGACAACTACAAATAGTGCAGAAGATTTATTATTCTTTTTATTCTTTGATGCAGGAACACCTTATCTAACAGCAACACAGGAGATGAGTTAATGTCAATGTTATTAATGCTTAAAGAAGGTGGAAGTTTAGGCATTGATACTATTGGTAATAAACCTATTGATGAAGATATAGATTTAATAGAGTTTGGTGATTTGAAATTTGTACTGTTTAATGGAACTCAAGATAATATACTTGGTGAAACAGGTGAATTGACATTTGTAGAATCAGATGGTTCTACAGATAATATTCTACTAACAGGTAATAGATTGAGTTTCACTTTGTTTGATGGTACAGTAGATAATATAGATTTAACATAAGGAAGATAAATGGCAGAATTTAGACCAGTACACGCAACAAATACAGGTGGAGATACAGATGGATTAGCAGAGTATTCCAATACAGATGGTTTACTTCTTCCTAATTATAATGAAAAAGTACAAGCAGTAACAAGCTCATCAGGAGTTTTAGCTATAGATGTACTATCAGGAAATGTTGCAACTATTACTCTTACAGAAAATATTACAGACATAGATTTTACTAATGTACCAGCTGCAGGTAGTTGTGCTATAACATTAATCATTACACAACACGCTTCATCAGCAAAAACAGTAGCTATAAATGCTATAACAGTTAATGGTGGTGGAAACTTAACAGCTAAGACTGCAGCAGCAGCAGGATTTACAATGACCACTACAGTAGATAAAACAGATGTGGTATCAATACTTTTTATAAACGCAGGAACACCGCTATTAAACGCAGTACAGGAGTTATAAATGCCTTTAGCTTCAAGTAGATTTGGATTCGCAGGTGGCGGAGGCGTAGCTTTAGAAGTTTCTTATTTAGTACTTGGAGGCGGAGGCGGAGGCGGTAATGGTTTTCATGGTTCAGGTGGAGGTGCAGGTGGTTATCGTACATCTTATGGAACTGGAAACATATCAGGTAGAGGTTCTGCTGTAGAAAGTATTTTAGAATTAGACAAAGCTACTGATTATACAGTTCAAGTCGGTGCAGGTGGCGGTGGTTCAGGTCAAGGTGGAAGCAGTACTTTTAGTAATATAACTTCTCTTGGTGGCGGTCGTGGAGTAAATAACAATCAAAATGGTATTGTCGGTGGTTGCGGTAGCGGCGGCGGTGGCGAAGGTAATAATGGCGGCGGTGCAGGTACAACAGCACAAGGTCATGGTGGCGGCGGTGGTTCTCCACATGGCGGGGCATATGGTGCAGGTGGCGGTGGTGGAGTCAAAACAGCAGGTGGCGGAGGCGACCAAAACAGAGGTGGAAATGGTGGCTCAGGTGAATCATCTTCTATAACAGGTTCAGCAGTAACAAGAGGTGGCGGCGGTGGAGGTTCAGTTTTTAATAACGCTGCACCAGGTTCTGACAACTCTGGTGGCGGTGGAGGACAAGGCGAAAGTGGTAACTATGGTGGTAACTCTGGTGCTGCTAATAAAGGTGGCGGCGGCGGAGGTCGTGATAGACATAGAGGTCCAGGTAGTGGTGGTTCAGGAATAGTTATTTTAAGATACCCAGGAAGTTTTACTTTAAGTAAATCAAATAATGTAACAGCAAACACTATCAATGTTGATGATGGAGATGAAAGATATACAATTGTTACTGGCGGTAATGGCACAGTTAGTTGGTCATAATGGCACACTATGCAATACTAGATGAAAATAACATAGTAACAACTGTCATTGTAGGTAATGAAGAAACAGATACTGTAGATGGTGTAGAGCAAGATTGGGAAGCTAATTATGCTGTACAACATGGTGTTCCTACTGCACAAGTTAAAAGAACTTCTTATAATACAGGTTCAAATAAATATTACAACCCTGATAGAACCTTAGCTGATGACCAATCAAAAGCATTTAGAGGTAATTATGCTGTAATCGGAGAACCTTATGACCCTGTTAATGATGTATTCTTAGGGTGGCAACCACACGATAGTTGGGTTCTTAGTGAAGAAACATGGAACTATGAACCACCTATAGATTATCCAACAGATGGTCACAAGTATACTTGGGATGAGTCTATAATTAATTGGGTAAAAGTAGAAGATAGTTCTAATTTTATTAATCCTTAAATAAATTTAAGAAAGGTGGAGAATGAAAGATAACATACAAGTACACATACATCCTAGAAATAAATCTAATGAAGCATTATTAGAATTATACCCCCCACAGTTAGCTAATAGATATTTACCTGAATGGTATAAAAATCAAGAAGTATATAAAAGAAATGAAATACCATCACATAAAGACATGAAAAATTGTCCTGCTATACAGGATGTTCTAACCAGTGGTATTGTTCTTCCTGCATGGAGTGATATATATATAGAAAAAAAAGATGGTTCTTACGAATGGAATGTGACAACAGGTTCAAGTTATGCTTATCCACCTGAAACAAGTTGGATAGAAATACAACCTTATCATCAACTTAGAAATACAGAAGAAAATGATTTTAAAGTTAATGTAATTAAAGATGTAGGTGCTTTAAAACTTATAACACCTTATTGGTTTTCTACAGAGCCAGGATATGGATTAGAATTTAGTGACCCTTTTTACCATCACAGAAGAAATATTAAACTATTATCAGGTCGTGTAGAATCAGATAAATGGCACGAAACAAATTTACCTTTTGAGTTTTTTGATAATCTTGATGACGTAAGTAATAAAAAAATATATATTAAAGCAGGTGAACCTTTGTGTATGATAACTCCTTACAAAATAGAAACTAAAGTTACTCCTGTGATACATAAGTTTGAAGAAGAATTTCACAACCAACAACTTAAGAAATCTCAATTAATATCTTCAGTGGGAGGAGATTGGTTAGCATATAAGAAAAAACATGATGACCTTTTATCCTAAATTTAAAAATAAAAGTATCGTTAAGTATTGTTTATTAACTGATAATTTTAACTTAAGTAAATTTAATAAAGGTATATATACAAACATAGAACCTAAGTATGTACAAGATACTGGTTGCCCTTCAGTTAGTTCTTTAAAGAACAGAATGTTTACTGTTTATTCACCCTTTAATGTTGATATTAAAATATCCAATAACGAATATAGTTATCAGTTTGATACTGACAAACACCCTGATAATAGGTATATGCACAGTTTATTAAAAGCATCAATTAATTTAGACATAAATAAAAAAGACATACAACATCTACAACTTTTAACTCCATACGCTTTTGTTACTGATGACCCATCTATAGAAATTATTACAATAGAACCTAATATTGAAACAGAAAATTTAGATTATGTGTCTGCTTCTATAAAACCCTATGGTTGGATAAGAACATTAAACAGTGCCTATGTTGTAAGAAATAAAGATAAAGAAAGTTTAGTTAGTTTTAATACAAAAAGTCCTATGTTTAATATACTATTCAATAAACCTGTGTCTTTAGAGTATATAGAACCTACACAAAAAATATATGATTATTACACAAATTGTAAAGACATTGTAAATTATACAAATCAAATTACTAAACACTATAAATCTATAGTAACTCGTAGACCCAAAAAATTATTGTGATATAATCCAATAATGGAATTTATAATTGGATTTTTTCTAGGTTATTTTTTAAAAGAAATTAGTTCTTATCTTAAAAGATTAAGCAACTACGACCTAGATAGTAATATAAACAAGGAATGGGATTTCTTATCCCATGATGATTTACCATAAATGTCAAACAACAATGGCTATACCCAAAAGGAACTTCTCAATATGGTTATTGAACGACTAGATAAAATAGAAGATAAGTTAGATTCTAAGTTAGACAAACAAGAATTTTATAAAGTACTTACATTAATTGTAGCAATAGGTGGAGTTGTAGCAGCACTTGTAATGTAATGCTCAGACTCTGTCTAGCACTATTCTTATTAATACCTACCCCTGTATTCGCAGAAGAAGTACCCAATGAAGTTACAGTTAATGAAGCATTTGAGGATGATACATACGAAACAGGTTTAACTATTAGTGGTGGTGACCAAGCTGCATATATTTATTCAGCAGAACAAGGTTCTTATAACACAACAGGTTCTTCATTAGCAATAATACAAGGAACTTATACTTTTGAATTTACAGAAGATGTTTATGAAGTAGGTTTTATGATAGGTGCAGTTAACAATGCGTACTCTGTTACTTGGAATTATGCAGACAATACAAGCGAAACAGAAAACAAATCTGGTCAAAGTACTTCTGATTTTGATAATATGTATGATGACTTTTATAAATCATTTACTGATTACAACAATGATGAAGCTAATACAGACAAATTTATAACTTCGTTTGCTGTAACGCTAACTGATATATCTTTATTAGATACCTTGTACTGGCAGTATGTAGAGATACCTGTCACTACTACATCTAGTACTACTACATCTAGTACTACAACTACATCTACTACAACTACTACTACGACTGTACCTCCACCTCCACCACCTCCACCACCTCCACCGCCTCCTACACCACAAGAGATTATTGTTGATGTAAAAGTAGAAGGTGTTGATAAGACCTATACACAAGCTGATGTTAATGATGGAACTATAGAGCGTGACCAGGAGCGTGTGGATAATGAAGCTGAGTTCGGTTGTTTTATGACTAATGCACAGATAGAGCGAGGCGATTGCTTCATCATAATAGAAGAGGTAGAAGTTTTTGAAGATGATATCATAGAAGAAGAAATAATTATTACAGAAGAAGAGGTGATTGTTGAAGAGATTAAAGAAGATGTGGATGTCATCATTCCTAAGGATGATGTTGTTGTACTCGACCCACCTAAAGAGGAAGTATTTGAAGATGAAGTTGTGGAGTTTGAAGAACTCCCTATTGAGTTCGAGATTATTGAATTTGATTTGGAAGATATTGCACCAGAAATCGTGGTGGAAATACCAATACAAGATGAAATAGAAGAGGAGATTATAGATGAAGAAGTTAAAGAAGATGTCGAAGAAGTTTTGGATGAGCCAATACAGGAAGATGTTGAGGAGAAGCCAGAATTTACAGAAGAAAAAATTGCAGAAGAAATTGAACAAATACAAGAAATCGTCACGATACCTAAAAGTTCCACCGAATTAGAATTTACTGAAGAAGAGTTTCAAGAAGCCGTTGAAGAATATGTAGAAGAACTTGAAACAGAAGAAGTCATTGAAGTACTAGAAGAGGTTAATGATATCGGTGTTCAAAACCTATCCCAAGTCACAGAGGAAATACAAGAAGTCATACAAGAGGTTGTTGAGGAAGCTATAGCAGATGTTGCAGAGCTTACTGAAGAACAGGTAGAAGTTGTTGCTGAAGTATTACAAGTAGAAGCAGAGGATGTAGCTATTATTGCTGAGTCTGTTAAAGATGACGAAGTTATAGCAGAAGCTGTAGAAGAATACGTAGAACGTGCTGTAGAAAATACAGATGTAGAAGATTACACACTTGCTGATGTCGTCACAGAGGTACAGTACGAATCCTTTATTGAAAATCCAATAGAAACATTTATAGATTTAGATTTTGAAGATGTCACACTATCTAGTATTGGTGATGATATGACTCAAGACCAACGAGAAAAAGCACAAGAAGTTGTAGTACCAGTTATTCTGACTAGAATAGCTAGTATGGCAGCGTTTATATTTAGGAGAAGTTAATGATAAAGAAGTTAGGTTCTTGGATTGTTGCGGCAATTAAAGAAACTCTCAACCTTAGCTGGACATTAGTAGGTTTAGTTATTGCAACGCTTACCCTCACAGGTACAGCACAGCAAGTAACTGGGCTAGCTACTGTCATAACACTAGCTATATGGCTGTTAACTATTAGTTTTAGAAAAGGAGATTAACATGGACTGTTGTGGCAATGGCTGTTGTGGAGGTAAGTAAATGAAGTTACAAGTTGTGAGACACCAATTTGGAAAAGATGCGACCAATGGAATGTTATTTATTGATGGTATCTTTGAATGTTATACACTAGAAGACCAGTATCAAGCAGTCAAAGTTATGCACGAGACCTGTATCCCTGAGGGTACATATGATATAAAGTTTAGAAAGACTGGTGGATTCCATGCTAAGTACACAGAGAGATACAAGAATGCACACTATGGCATGTTGCACGTACAAAATGTACCTAACTTTACTTACATACTGATACACACTGGCAACACAGATGAGCATACTTCGGGCTGTCTTATTGTCGGAGAAAGTCAGCAAGACTTAGACATCTCTAAAGATGGGTTTATCGGTTCGAGTGCGGTAGCGTACAAGAAAATGTATGCGAAAGTTTCTAATCAATTGTTACAGGGTAAAGAAGTTTCTATTGAATATACCACTATAGACAAACTACTTAACGCAGAAAAACCTACTGATGTTCAAGATAAATTAAAAGAGATTAGTGGAGAGATACAAATTCTCAACGCTAAGCTAGATAAGAGGAACATAATATAATGTTTGAAAAGTTAAAAAGAAGTCGTAATTCTGATGGTACGTTCAAGACGGACGTAGTGTGGACGCCATGGAATGAAGCATGGGAGTATACAATGAGCCAAGAATACAAAGACGTTCTTAGTAAAACTGTATGGACTTTTGTTGAAGCGTTTATATCAGCATTAACAGTAGCACCACTTGTTGGTGTTGACGCTAATGCAGTACAACTCGCTGCCTTATCAGGTGGAGCAGCAGCTTTGGTTGTTGTGAAAGAGTTCGCTAAGAAACAAGTTGGTCCAAAACCAGTAAAACCAAGTAAGTAAATCAAACAGCAAAGCCGAGGGTGTTATCCTTTCTACCTCGGCTTCTGCTATTTTTAATTAAAAGGGGGCTACGCCCTCTTCGATATCATCTATGTCTTTTGCTTTAGGCATCTCAGGCATAAACCATTCTTCAGGTGCTTTCTTATCGTTAGCAAATGAATCAATGTAATATATTCTAGGATTACCATTGTCACAATCTTTGTTCTTACATTTCCAATCAGGATATGTAGCTTTGATTTTACCATTAGCTTTGTCTAATCTGTTATCCCATAGCTCGCTATCACAAGAAAGACACTTAGGTTCTATTGTTCCTTTAGTTACTATTGTGATTGTCTCTATTGGTGGGTCAACTTTAGGAGACGGAGCAGAGGAAGGAGTGCTTACAACCTCTGCTTTATTAGTCTCCCGATTAGTCGTTGGCTTTACTTCTACTTTTTCTGCATAGTGATGTTCCTCAGATACACCACCTGTCCATAACTCAAGCCCTATGCCTAGCCTCATGCAACATCTTTTAATGCCATCAGACACAGCTAACTTAAGTAGCTCACTCTCTGTTATGTTTCTTTTAACTGCATTGACATCTACATCTCCAACTTCCTCTATGGTTTGGTCTGTTGATTTAATGTACAGTCTGCACTTTGCACCTATAATACTATTGTCAGCACCTCTGACTACCTCATATGTGTAGTCATATCCACCAGGAATTACATCAACTAATCTCTGTGTATATAAGTGATGGGGAACATAGTCCCCGTACTTTCCCTTAGGGGCTTTCATTACGACTTCCTTTGGGAAGTTTTTCGTAAGTTTTTTTTGTGTTTCTTTATCCATGAACACTCCTTTCTAATCGTGTATATAGCTTATACTTGTTCTGAATTTATTGGTATATCTGTCAATTTAAACTGTTCTTTGCGAAAGAGTTTACATAAACTGTTAAGACAAACTAACTCTGCTTGTTTAACAAACAATGCTCTCCCGCAATACATACATATGTGTGACATATTTACTCCTCTAGTTGCACTAGATACTCTGCAGTAACTCCTTTATCAGGTTTCACAAACAATGTAAACTGGCATGGTCTACCCATACTTGCTAATTGTTCTTGTGCATAACTGTTATAACTTTCAGTAGAACCATTTACCCATACACGTACATCATTAATATATAGTGATGTTGGTGTGTGGTAATGTCCTGCTACTGCGTGTGTAAAGTCCTCCATCAAACCATTTGCTGCAAGAGCTTTCCAACCTAGTATCTTTTTATTGTATCCATAGAAAGGAACACCCATTGAACCACGTATGTTATCTCCATGAAAACAAAAGAATTTAGCTTTTTCGCCTAAGTCAGCTACTGTGTACCAATGATTGTCAACGCCTTCAGGGATATGAAACTTAATGCGTTTCTCTCCCGCGAACATAGTGTCTAATATTTTACCTAACATTCTATCAGCGTTTGTCTCAGGGTTATAATCTCTGCGTGAACGACCACCCAAAGCCCCGTGATTACCTATAACCCAGTATACTTCCACTTCTTTAAAGTTTTCTAATAAGATAGAAAAGAAAGTGTGCATGATTCTAGGACCATCTACAGTTACTTGTCTATATAAAGAACTGTCAATTAAATGTGACTGTCCTGGAAATATAAGCTCTCCCTCAACAATATCTCCCAATGAAAGCACCACACATTTATTTACAGTTGCGTTAGCTCTTTGTATTTCTGCTAACTTAACTATCTTTTCTGCGTAGAGCTTAACTCTTTTCTCAGCTACATTAGTGTCGTAGTCTGGGGTTCTCTTTGCGAGTTGAATATCTGATATCAATGGGACACAGATTTGCTCATCTTTTTTTTGGGATTTTTTTATTGTTGGTTTGTTTATGTCAGGGAACTGTAAAGTTCTCATACCATCTCTAGCACCTTGATAGACTGCCTCAACCATATCGGCTTTTTTGTCTTTGAGTTTATCTATTTGTTTTAACAACCTTGTGTTAGTGTCTTTAAGGTCTTTAATCTTATCGCTCTCAGCCTCAGCTATAAGCTCTAAGAGTTCTTTATCGTTAGATATTTTCTTGCTCATGGCGTTTCTCCAATTGTGCTAACCATATACGGACACGTGAACGTGATACCTCGAAGTTAAATTCCCTCTGTAGTATCTCACATACAACCCTAGCGTTAGCTTTCACGCCTTGATTTTCTACCCTGTCCGATAGTGTTTCTATAAAAGGTACTGCGTCTTTTGGTATTCTTTCAAACCATTGGACACCCCCTGATTTAGTTTTAGCAGTTGCCTCATTCAATAAGAATTGGACATCTGGACTTCCTGTTTTGTTTGTATCATTACTCATAGGTTAGAGCATAACATGGTTGTGATTTAGTTGCAAGGATATATAGATATATGTGTACGCATATGCGTAGTGAAATAAAAAAAAAGGTGGCTAAACCGAAGTCTAACCACCTAATTTATTAGTACGGCAATAGGTAAGAGAGATTACCTATTACTTAAGGGATAGCTGTTTAGCTACCTTTAATACTGTTTCCCTTTCCTCTATAGGAATAATATTATTTCTACGCATAAAATTAGAAATCTCGTATCGGTCTTGATTATCGAGATATTCCATTCTACCTTCTTCATCTACACCCAGAACTTGTTGGTCGGACACCCATATCCTAGGCTCAGGTTGTTCAGCTAACCAACGTAAAGCATCTAAGTCAACAGAGTTAGCACCATAGTTACTCAAGCTATCTAGTGCAGAATTACTTATCCTACCATCTTGAGCTATGATTTCTATTTGTCCATCAAAGCCATCAATCTTTTTGTTGTAACCTACATAACCTGCGACATTGGACGCTGGTAATAGTTCAACAATTTCTTTGATGTCGTCTTTGTTTAGCCCCATAGAGCCTGAACAATCAATCATCATAGAGCCACCTGCAACAGTAGTTTTTCTAGTAAAAACTTTTCTGTCGCTAGCCATTCTGTGCATACGTCTAGGTACAACACCTCTATCAGAGCTTGATTTTCTAAGCTCTCTAATAGCTTTGTCAACCCGTTCATCTGGTTTGAATAGTTTTGTCTTGGCTTTACCATGAAAACCCTTTACACTATTCTGTTCAAAAGCAACCATATGTTTGTGTCGGTAACTTGCATTCTCCATAATCTCGTTAGCTAACTCATCACTAATATTCTTAGGTAGAACTAACAAATCGTCATCTCCACTTTGATTACTCTTTTGCTCAAGACTAGGCAATCCATTTGGAAGTTGAGATGAAAGTCTGCCGTCTTTACCTTCCAACATTCTACGTATCTTGTTAACTCTGTAACGAACTTTTGTATCATCAAGTTTCTTAGCAACCCACTTGGAACGTCTATTGTCGTCCTCATCTGTGTACCATTTCCAAGACCCTTGTTCTATACTCATTCTCCAGAATACATAATCATGGGTATCTCCGACTATGTTCCATGCTCTGTAGAAAGCATTGATTATTACATTCTTGTCTGCTAGTACAATATGTTCTGGAGTTTTAAAGTCCACTTCATGCCTTACTCCTTGCATAATAATCTTAGATATTCTATTTCTATCTAAGTCATGTATAGTACCAAGACACCACATCTCTACTACTTTTCTCATAAAAGCAGGTATGTCGTTATCATCATAAAGTTCTTTGACTAACCTTATGACACCCGTTACAACATTGTCTGCGTCTATTCCCGGTTTAACAGGTGCATTGTATAACTGATGAAAAGTTTCTTGCTCTTTGGTAGCAGAGCCATTCTCTACTGACTTAGTTGCATTTGCTCTAAAAGAGTAGGAAATTACTTTCCCACCATTAAGACCACTTGTATGCACATCTCCATACATGTCATTTAGAACATTATGTTTCTTTATATTAGCTACTTTGAGAGCATACAACATCTGTGCTGAATAGTTTAAAAGACTTGTATCTCTAAACTTCATATCATAGAATAGTTTAACTCTCCATACTGCACCTCTTATAAGTACTTGTTTACTGTCCTCATCTTTAACAATCAGATAGCTTGGTACATTAATATCATGCCGTCTTTCTTGTATGTGAGGGGTAGGTGTGTACTTTACCTTGAACTCTCTAACCCTATCTCCAATCAGAGCTAGGTTAGGTAGAATAAAAGGTAAACCTTTTTTGGTAGAACTATGTTGCTTAGCAAATAACTTAGTCATTAGATATTCCTAATGCTTCGTTTACTGCATAGCTATCGGACTTAAACACCACCTTAACAGCGTCAACTGTTTCAACACCTGCGTCCATTAGTTCTTGTAAGGCTTTCCATTTACGTATAGAAAATCCTGCACTATCAGTTTGGTCTTGATATACAGAGGCAAGTTTCTTTTGTAAAGTCTCCAACGCTTGTGGGTGGACTTCATCAATCTCGAACTGTACAGGAAATCTGTCTGCTAGTGCTTCACTCAAATCAGCAGGCTCTCCATTCATGGTAGCCACAACTTGAAAGTTCTCAGCAGGACGTACTTCCTCTTTATCTTTGTTCGGTAGTGTGAACTTGGCGAACTTTGGGTCATCTAATAGAGCGTGAAGAAAAGTCATCACGTCTATACCAGCTTTGTCAATCTCATTGATAACTAACCTAGCACCCTCTTTCCATGCCTTAACACCAACACCATCTAACCACACAAATCCTCCGTCATCAGTAGCTATGTAATGTCCCATAAGTTCACTAGCCGTACTATCTGCTGAAAGTGTTATCGCATACGTTGGTTGGTCTTTCTTTAACCCAAGAGTATTTGCTTGATATGTTTTACCTGTTCCCGGTATACCATAGAGCAAAATTCTTGGTGTATGAGGAATTACTCTTGCAAGTAAATCCCAATTACTGTTACTCATTGTCATTTTCTCCTTCTCTCTTTAAGAGATTTTCTATCTCATTTATAAAGGTATCTGTCATACCTTGCTTATCCACTTTGTCCCATATGTTCAACCAATCTTTTCTATTGGTTGATGTTTCTACCCAACGTACATCAGGTATATTAGGAAGTATTTCTATTGCTTCCATTGGAACATCAACTGCAACTGTGGTGTACTCTTTGTCTAAGGGCATACCATCTATGCGTTTGACAATCACTTCAAACATAAGTCTGACATGAGTGTCTGTTTCTACACCTTGCTTGTGATAATGGGGCATAGCCATCACTAACACACAAGGGAATCTGTTATCTGCTACAATATCTAAATCGCTATCCATAGTTTCATCTAAGAAACTTGGAACAATTTGTCTGTTGTAGTCGTTGTCTATTGCTAGACCATTGAGATATTTCAGTATGTCTATTGTTATAGCACAGTTTTTAAGCCGTTCACTAAACTCGACAATGTCCGAAGTATCTCCTTCAATACCACTAGGCATTATTTCTCCTCTCCTACACAACAGTTACAAAACTCTACATCACTAGAATTAATTGTGTCTGCTGTATTATCTTCTTTCTTTACTAAGTCATCTACGCAGTTACCACACAAGGCATAGCTCAGATGTACCCAGATACTCTTAGGTTGGTTTGCTAAGTCAACCACTTCCATTTCTACATTACAGAAATCACACACCCACAAGTCGTCTGGAATG